AAGGACCCGCTCGATATCGCCCGCCTGCTGCGAATGCATGCGGAGCGTGAGCGGGCTCGGTACTCCTACCGCCGAGCGGTGTGGATGCTGGCGTGGCACTACCTGAACGGTGCTCGTCGGTTTGACGTCTTCGATCCCTACAACGGTCGGGTGTCCCCCCACTACTTGGACAAGGATGGGAACGTCGAGTTCCAGAGCCAAGAGCTGCTGGCGATGATTGACCGGACGGTGGCTCGGATTGCGACCATGGACCTGCGTCCGAAGGTCATGCGTCAGGGCACCAGTCTTCGGATGATCCGGGAGCGATCGGCCGCTCAGGTGGTGGCTGACTCGCTTGTGGCTGAGAACCATCTCTCCCAAGTGGTCAGTGACTTCGCCCACAACTTCGTGACGCTGGGTTGCTGCGGCATTCAGGGTCACCTCGTCGATGTGCCCACGGTTGGCCTCACCGCTGATCTGGAAGTTGTCCATCCTCGAGAGGTCTATCCGTTCCCTGCGCTGCACCAAGATCATGCCAAGAAGCAGGGCATGCTGCGTCAGCGTGTGGTTCCGGTGGAGTTCCTCGAGGAGCGGTTCGGCAAGGCCTTCATCAAGAAGAACCTCGACAAGATGGAGTACTGGGCCACTGATCCCGGTGACACCATTCAGGATGCCGGTCTTGATGAGCCGGGTGATGCGGTCCGCAACCCTTTCGACGGACGTGCGATTTCCAGCGGTATTTCCGCTGGATCTAACATGCTCAGCACGAAGGTCGCCCGCGTGCGCGAGCTTTGGCTGGACGGCCCGCGCGGCACCTGCGCCCGCTATGTGGTGACGTGCGGCGAGGTGGTCCTCTCGGACGAGGACTACTCGGATCGCACGGTCTACTGCCCGCTGGGCTGGGCCCGATTCATGGACACCGGCACGTTCTACGGAGCCGGCATGTTTGATCTACTCTTCGGCATCTCCCGCGAGGCGGAGAAGTTGATGAAGAGTCTGTTCAACAACATCCGAGACATCGACCGGTACGGTGTTCTGGTGCTGCCAGCTGGTGCGTTCAACGAGCGCACTACGCTCCGTGAGGTTGGCAAGGGCCTTCGGGTCATGGCCTATCAGCCCGATCCGCTCAACGAGAAGTTCAACCCAATCACGATCACCCCAACCACGGCAGGCGATGTGCCCGGCAAGGTGGCCCAGTTTGCTCGTGAGGTGATGACCTCCATGAGCCCGATTCAGGACCTGATTCAGGAGAAGGGCCGAGTGGACAGCGCTACGGGTCTGCAGTTCCTTGATGAGCAGATCACGCGTGCGATGACCAATCCCTCCATCGGCATTCAGCGGGCGTTCGGTGACATGTACCGTTCCATCGTGAGCAGCGCGGTGGCAGACTTGGTCAAGTTCCCCAAGCCGATTCCGGTCACCAACCTCACGCTTGATCTTGCTGGTGCTGTCATCGACCTCGAGCAGGGCAGCGTGTCCTTCAGCCAGAACCCGATCCCGCACGTCAGCCATCTGACGTTTGGTGTGCGTCAAGTCAGTCCCCGTAGCGAAGTGGCCCGCAAGGAAGAGGCAATGGGACTCCTTCGTGCAGGCCTGATGGACCCCGACTCCTTCAAGCTGTTCACCCTGAAGGAAGGCCTCGACTTTGCCATGTGGATTGAGGAAGAGCGGTCTGCCTACGAGATGGGCGTGCAGAATGTGCTTGTTCTGTACGGCAACGGTCAGGACCCTGGGCAGGTGGTGTTGACCCCCCACAACGCTCGACCGGATATCCAGCTGCGTCTGCTGTCCTCCTTCATGTCGGGTCCGATCATGGCGGTCGCCTCGCCCGAGGTGCAGAACGCCTTCGCGGATTACCGACAGTCGCTTCTCCAGTTCATGGGGGCAACGCTGCCCCCGCAGGTCCCCTCGCCCGAGATGGCCGCAATGGCCATGGGACCAACTTCGCCACAGGGAGCCGGCATGCCGGGCATGCCTCCCATGCCTCCGAGGTAACACATGTCTGACACCACGAACACTGACACGACTCCTGCCGCCGAGCAGGAGACTCCTGCTATTGATCCCGCCGTCCAGCAGAGGGAGTTGGAGCTGGCCCGGGAAGAGCTCACGAAGGCCAAGCAGGAGATGGAGACCCTTTCGAAGTTCCGTGAGGCTGCCCTTACGGTCATGCGGCAGGACGTTCCTACCGACATGAAGACCGAGGCTGCTCGCCAGCTGCTTCGGGACGCAGGATTCCCCGAGAACGAGATCGACCGTCAGGTCGGCGCATGGGCCACTGGTGGCCAGGAAGACGAGGATTACGAGATGGTTGACGAGAACGAGGACCCCGAAGTGGGGGGCGATGCTGGTGACGAGGACGATGGTGATGAGGATGCTGAGGTTGTTGCGCGTTCCATCATGGAAGCACAGCGCCGCGCTGAGGTTGCTGAGGAAGAGGTTCGCCGGATCAAGGCGGAGCGTCTTGGCAACTTCATGGACAACCAGATCACTGGTGCCCTTGACGGGGTCCAGGACGCCCGTACACTGGTGAGCAAGCTCCGCGAACTGAACGGCGATGAAGCCGCCAAGAACGCACGAGCCGCAATCGAGCGGGATATTCGCCAGCAGACGCTGGACAATCTCCGCATGCGGCGTGATGCGGCTGGCACCTTCAATGAAGCCTGGGTAGCGGAAGAGGCAAAGCGGGCTACGGAGTCTGTGGTTGCCAAGTATCGCTCGGTAATCGGCGACCCCAACAAGCTGGGTCGGGCGCCGGAAACAGCAAGCGGTTCGGATTACTTCGTTTCCCGCAAGCCGGTGCCGGCTCCTAAGTGGAAGCCGGGCATGAAGACCGGTGACATCGAGACGCAGCTCAACGCATACAACTCAGACGTTCTGAGTCGTCTGGCTGCGGGCCTCGATAAGGGAACTGACCGCGTCTGATTTCCCCTTTTACCTGAGGAACAACAATGCCTTTTGGAGTGACTGGAACTCTCTTCGATACTCACTCTAACCAGATCGAAGAGATCATCAACAAGAACGTCGATACGATCCTGCCGACCCTCGATCCCGCTTGGCGCGACACTGTCGTGACCTCGCAGGGCGTGGGCCCGGCCTCGGCGATCGGTCGTGACCTGAAGATCCTGAAGATCTATCGCGGCGGTCTCACCGGCGTGATCGAGCAGGCTCGTCCCCGCAACGACTTTGTGCTGTACGGTGATGCGACTACGACCATCGGTCGTGGTGACAAGCTGTACACCCAGAGCGCTACCGAGGTGTGGCCTGACGCCCTGCAGGGTCCTGTGCAGAAGCCGTACCGTCTGGGCGTTGGCATGCGAGCCATGCTGACCAACCTGGCCGTTACGCTGGGTGAGATGACGGCGGAGGCGACTCCGGCGTTCATCGGCGACGTGATTGCTCCGAAGCTCAAGGGCTTCGCGCAGAACATGGCCCACACCCTGTGCAACTACTGGTACGTCAGCCAGAGCGATAGCTATGCGCTGTCGAGCACTGTCAGCTACACCGCTACCACGGGTAACGGAAGCAACGGCATCCCCAGCGGAGAGACGCGCCTGCTGTTCACTCCGGAGAAGGGTGAAGTTGACCGGTTCTACGTTGGTCAGCGTGTGGACCTGTACACCGACAGCTCTGGTCCCTCGATTCGTCTGAACGACAGTCAGGGCGCTGCGGCGAACCAGACCCTTTCGACTCGCAAGGCTGCCTTCGTGGTGGCTGTCGATGAGCTGAAGGGTCAGGTCACGCTGGCTGGTGGTAACTCCGGTAGCAGCTGGCTTACCAACGGCACCGCGACGATCACTGAGAGCACTGGTGGCACTGCTGGTACGACTCGTTACTGGATCACCTACGCAAACAGCCGTGCAAATGCTGGCGGTGCCTTTACGGGCTTCGCTGGCATCAACAGCTGGATGAAGTTCGGTGACAGCAACGGTGCGACCTTCAACGCCGCCAACACGCTGCTGGGTGCTGAGTACGACTCCAGCAACTTCATCAACGTGAACGTGCACCCCGAGTTCAAGTCCTTCCTGCAGACCAGCGTCGGCGCTCTGACTGAGCACAAGCTTCGTCAGTACGTCCGTCGCTTCCATGCTGCGAAGAACAAGTACGGTCAGTCGATCGACTGCCTCATCGCCGCTGATGGCGTGTGGCTGGCCTACGAGGCCCAGAAGATCGGCCAGTACACCCTCGAGCGCACGGGTCGTCTCTCGTCCCTCAACAACGAGGGCAGCGAGGACGGCTTCAAGTTCACCTTCGAAGGCAAGACCTACAACGGCTACACCTCGACCTACATCGAGGACGGCGTTGTGTACGGCCTGAAGAAGGGTGGTGCCAACTGGAAGCGTTACGTCCCGCCCGCCCCTCAGGGCGTGCAGTCGTTCGCTGAGGCCGAGTCGTTCATCCCGTTCAACTTCGTGATGCCCGCTCTGACTGGCATGTCCACTACCAAGTGGCCGATTCTTGCCAACAACGGCGCAAGCATCACCGAAGCGGTCCAGATGCCCGGAATGATCCGGATGCAGCTGGTCCCGGATCAGCCTGCCGGCCTCAAGCTGACTGGCTGCTCGTCTGACAAGGTGTACTCGAGCTGATCGCTAGGTAGCGATCTTCCTGGAGGGTCCACATAAGTGGCCCGAAAGCGCAAGGGGCGGCAGGTCAGGCGAGGGCCTGCCGCCCCACTTACGAAGAGGCGTACAGGAGAGGCGGTCATTGCCGTCCTCTCCTGTACGCATTCTCCGTTTACTCCTCCGGCTACCCACGCGTGGCTGTTGGACACTCTCGCTGACTTGAAGCACGTCACTCACTTGGTTCACCTAGGCGACCTGTTTGAGGCGTCTGCGGCCAGCGTTCATCCCGACGAGTCAGACCACTGCCTCTTGGATGAGTACATGCATGCGGCCGCCTTCCTTGCCTCCCTGCGATCTGTCCTTCCTAAACGGACAGTTTTCCACGCCATCATGGGGAATCACGACGACAACCTGAAGGCTTCCGATCCTCGTCGAATCCCCTCCGCCCTTAGGGGTGTCACCGACTTCCTGCACGCCGAGCCGTTCGCCAGCGAGGCTCGACACTGGCGGTGGACGGAGTACCGGAAAGACCGGAAGGGCTGTTTGGAGATTGGCCCGGTGATCCTGACCCACGGCTTTGACGCTGGTCGGTCAAGTGATGAACTGGAGGCAATCCAGTTTGCGAACTTCTGCGGCGGTCACTCGCATCGGCTCGTGGTACGTGGGCACACGCATAGGCCCGTCCCCCCGACGCAGTG